TTATAAACCCGTCGCTGGAATATAAAGAAACTGCAGATATTGAATTGGACGATATTAAATACGAATCATTTCCTTATCATATCATTTTTGATACAATTGATACTGTAAACCCTATACAAGTTATATTTGGACAATTAAAGACTGACTTTGAAAAAGATGGTGTATCGTATTTTCCTATGTATTTCCTTAATAATAACAACATCGCCAGTCAAATCGGGGTTCTTGAGATCGGAAATCTGAATAAACTTGATATTTTCGAGGATGGCGAAATCGTTCCCGATGTTAAAAATATTATTTTATATAAATTCACTACAAATGATTATTTACAATCGCTGAATGACCCTCTTAGCGAAAGCGATAGCGATATTGAACCCGAAGTATTAATCGATGACTCGGATGATGAGATATTTAGCATCAAAACAGACAAGGCGAAAACTAGAGAAAAATCTATATTTACAATTGATATTCATCGGAAACAGGTTACTACCTTACCAGAAGAATCAAAAGAAGACGCGCGTATTATTCGCAAGTCATACAATCTCGCGGTAAGCGACAATTGGATAACCAAATTTATGCAGAATCGCAATTATAAATTACAAGATACCAGTGATTGTTTGTTTGTTTCTATATCCAGTGCGTTCAACGAAATCGGTGAGAACATTACAATGGAAAAACTTAGAGAATTAATAGCAGATGAAGTTACTGATGAAATTTATCAGAATAAAAATAAAACTTACCTTGAATATGAGAACATATTAGATGAAAATAACCGAATTATTCAAAGTAATAAGAACTCGATAACACTATTGAAAAAAAGAATCAAATCTACCGATGTATCATCTGAGGAACGTCGCCGCATCATAGAAGAAGCGAAAAAACTCAAGGATAATATCTCTACTCATACTGACATAAATCGCACATACGATGCATTCATAAAGCGCAATATGCATGCTAATTTCTCGGAAATGCGAAATATTCATACTTTTGTGCACTATCAGGATTTCGTTCGGTCTTTGAAATATTTACCAGAATCCACTGATATAACAGCATTGGAACATTTATTGAATGTTAAGTTTATAATTTTATCTGAAGACTCTCATAAAGAAGATTCCACCGATAGTGTATTGGAATGTGGAAACGACAACGACGCTAGGTTCTCTCCTAATTTTTATATTATATTGTCTCGATCAGCGCATAAATACAACCTTGTTACCTACAAAGATAAAAAACTATTATCGTTCCAAGAAATACCATATGACATCAAGATGTTGATATTGAACAAATGCATAGAACGAAATGCGGGAAATTACAATTTTATACAAGATTTCCGAAATTTAAAATCCCGCATGGGAATACCAGTTGATGATATCGGAGAAGGATATGACTACTCTGGATTGGAACACGACCCAAATATTGTATTTATGATACATGCAAATTCGCAGGATACTATCACACCTGGGTATGGTTCGGGAGAACGTATTCCTATAGAAAAGGTATTTCAATATACACAACTAGCAAAACATAGCAAATGGCGTAAAAAACTCGACGATTCATGGACCGAATCACCATTTAATTTACATAATCACCGATGGGCTTCCATAGAAAATCAATACCAAGCTTCTAAGTATATGAATAGCTACCCCGATTTCGCGGCAATGTTTTCCATGGAAGGTAACCCCAAATTATCTAAAGACCCAGTTTTAGCTAAACTTGTTGGTGGAAAAAATAAACATGAGTTGAAACCACCACATGTGAAACATATTGATAAAGATTTCTATGGAGAACGTAGCGTGAGAGAAAAATACAATGGATTAGTTGCAAAATTTGAACAAAATTTGGATATCTCCTCACTTCTTCTCGCTACTCGACCAGCTATATTAATGCAATTTAATCGTGGTAAACCCCCAGATGTGCGATACGATCTTATGAGAGTTCGCGATTATATTGCCAGTAAAAAAATATAACTAGGTAGTATATGAAGTATACCAAGGATTCTGAAAATCTACAGGCATTTGTAGATTCATCATTGAAATCTATAAATATAGAACCATTGAATAAAACTAGCGAAAATGAACTGTCTCGTATATATCATCATATGCAGAATGCAAACCGCGAATTTACAACCACGAAGTTCTATAAAAATGAGCTCATAAAAGGCGACATTACGTATATTCCCGAGGATATCAAATCCCATGTATCCCGCTGTACACATAGACAAGCAGTTTTGTTTAGAATAGGACATCGGAATATATACCTTTCTATTTACTCGCCTTATCGTTTACCGAATTTTATACAATATGTCAATAAAGTTTACATGTGGTTTCATATTGCACATCAATATGCTAATGTTCGATGCTCCAATAGTGTAAATATCAATATATATTTGACCGATCACCTGAAATTGCTACCACGAACTGGTAATATGATTGAACGCAAAAATGTAAATACAGCATTTACTACTTCCTGTCAACCTTCAACTGATATATGCATTTTCAGAGAACAGGAATGGTTCAAAGTTCTCATCCACGAATCCTTCCATAATCTCGGTTTAGACTTTTCGGAAATGAAACAAACGATAGCCAATTTAGAAATTTCGAAAATGTTTGCGGTTGATATCGAGGTACGATTATATGAAGCATACTGTGAAACATGGGCTACAATTATACATTCAATGTTTATCTCGTTTTTCTCCACTAGAATAAAAGACCGTTTTGATATTATGTTCAACAAATTAGATCGTATACTAGATACCGAAACCAAGTTCTCACTATTGCAGTGTGTAAAAGTATTACATCATAACAATATGATTTATACTGATTTATATAAGCGTAACAAATATCAGGAAGATACCAATGTTATGTCATATTATATTATTAAATCACTATTATTGTATAATAAAAACCAATTTATTGACTGGTGTTCTGTTAACAATAAGGTTCTCTTGGATTTCAATAAAACCGATAAAGGAATTCAACGATTCTGTAATATGATCCGTTCTAATTATATGGATCCAGTATACATCAGTGTATTGGGTCTGATTGAATCTAAGTTTAAAAATAATATATCATTTAATTCTACCGCATTTAAAACACTTCGAATGACCGTATTTGAAATGGAAAATTGATTAATATAAATTATATTTGAATGATAGCATTAGACTCACACAAAAATACAATGGGAATACCAAATTTAAACAAGTATTTATTAGATAATTGCACAACGCAATCTATCTGCAAAAAACATCTCAGCAATTTCGCTGGTAAAAAAATAGTTATTGATACTAGTATCTATTTATACAAGTTCTCTAGTTCAGATTCACTAATTGAGAACATGTACACTCTTATTACAATTTTCCGATATTATAAGATAATTCCTATATTTGTATTTGACGGCAAACCACCTGACGAAAAAAAAGATATATTAAAACAACGACATATAGATAAAAAAATAGCCGAATCTAAATATAATGATTTGAAACAAAAATTAAATGATGAATCGGAAGATAAAGATGAAATCATTGTTAAACTGGATAAACTGAAAAAACAGTTCATTCGTATTAAAAAGGAATCAATTGACGGAGTCAAATCGCTTATGGATGCATGTGGTGTACAATATTGTGATGCCCCTGGAGAAGCTGATCAACTATGCGCTAAAATGGTTATTTCAAAACAGGCGTGGGCTTGTTTAAGTGACGATATGGATATGTTTGCATATGGTTGCACCCGCGTCATGCGCCATATGAGTCTATTAAACCATACAGTTGTGTTTTATAATACGAATGGTATTCTAAGAGAACTTAAAATACATATGCGAGATTTTCGCGAAATAATGGTATTATCGGGGACAGATTACAATACAGGATTTTCTGGGAATTTACAAAAAACGATGAAACAATACAATCAATTTAAAATTGCCGCCCCAGAAAATGAATTACGATTCCATGATTGGTTACAAGATAATACAGACTGCGCGATTGATAATAATTCGTTTATGCATATATGTGATATGTTTCGTATTACCGATAACAGTATAGTTACATTGAATTCACCTTACCTTAACGTAGACAAAATGAAAGAATTATTGAAACCACATGGGTTCATATTTGCTTGATCTATAATTTATTCATATTTATTTTTTTTTAGTAAGCATGTTTCATGTGATAGTTATATCGGTTCGCATTTTTATGGTGCCATTACATTTTGATACTTTATGTCATCATTTGACTTTATCGAGCAGATAATAATCGATTAAAATTATAAATATTACTGCAAATATGATAACGCGATTCAGATTAATACAGAAAAGCAATATTCACCGTCATTAAATGTCATTAAAAAATGATGACACTAAAAGTTGCTTTTACCTTTTTAGACAAAAATACGTTTTTTATTATGCTGTCAATCTGTTTTCTTTTTTTTTATTTTAAAGCATTATGATGCGAATCGTATTTTTATGATTTTTTCTAGTCATGCTTTTACTTTTTGGACATTTTATAAATGTCCGAAAAATATTTCAACCTATTAATAATGATTTGTTTCCCAAGACTTATAAGACTTATTGATTTTCCTACTTAAAGGGAGAACATAAAATTCCCTTATGTTCTATTGTAGTTTCTCTAGCTAGAACATGGATGACTTTCGGATAATAAACCTGACGGTCACTACCTGCAAGTGTATGGCGATGAATATCTATACATTTCTGCGAAAAATCTGAATTACAATCTTTGTATTCTGGGTTCTCTTGTTTCCATTCTGCCAACTTTCCCATACTTCTATAGGAAACTGTCTGGATCGCTTTTTGTAGTTTTACATCATCTATTTCCCTTGTCCATTTGTCTTCGTCTTTGATATACATTGTTTCTCGTTTTACATCAGTACAGTGAATTGGGCGTTCATTAATTCCAAGTTGTTTCAAGTTGTCTAGAAATATCTTTGAAATCCCGTTTACGAAACCTAATTGGGCATTGTTCTCCAGATCATTGTAAGTTATCTCTATTTTATTAACAAAGTCAGTGAAGTTGATAGCATCCTTACATTGTTCGTTGAGAAATACATTCAAGTTGAATTTATTAACATTTCCATTTATAGTAGTATGAGATGGTTTACATGATTCTATCGTTTTGGTTATAAGTTCATTTGTTTCTTTCCTATGTTCTGTCGATTGATCCAATATAAACTGCCGGAGTTCTTGGTTATCTACAATCAATCTATTCATAATTGTATACATATTGATATCAATGCTTGGGTTAATAATAGGGAGTGTGTTTTCGCAACTTTTCTTATGGGTGTGTAATCCTTGTCTAAATTTATAATTTTTACCACATTTACATGTGAATAATTTCACAGGTTTTTCGACAATAATATCAGGATTCACCTTAGCGTCATTATTTATATGGCATCGGGTAGATAAATGTTTATTAAAATTTGTTTTATTACTGCATGTATAATTACAAGATTTACAAAAATAATCAAAAGCAACTTTTTCATACTTTTGTGTCACTATTGTCATTATAATATGATGACATAAAAGTTGTCTAAATCATTTTCAGACCAAAATATATATTTTTATTATGCAGTAAAATTTATTTGATGTGAATATTTTTTAAAGCATTATGGTGCGAAACGTATTTTTATGATATTTTTATGCCATGCTTTTACTTTTTGGACATTTTATAAATGTCCGAAAAATATTTCAACCTATTAATAATGATTTGTTTCCCAAGACTTATAAGACTTATTGATTTTCCTACTTAAAGAACTATAAGTATTATCTTACTATTTTTCTATTATAGTTTCTCTCGCTAGAGCATGGATTACCTTCGGATAATAAACCTGACGGTCATTTCCTGCTAGTGTATTCCTATGAATATCTAAACATTTTTGGGAGAACTCTGAATTGCAATCTTTGTAATCTGGGTTCTCCTGTTTCCATTCTGCTAACTTTCCCATACTTCTATAGGAAACTGTTTGTATTGCTCGTTGTAACTTATCATCGTCAGATTGCTTCGTCCATACGTTCTCGTCTTTGATATATATGGTTTCCCGTTTCACATCAGTACAATGAATAGGGCGGTCATATACATCCAGTTGTTTCAAATTGTCTAAAAATATCTTGGAAATACCGTTTACAAAGCCTAATTGTACATTGTTCTCCAAGTCTTCATAGGACACTTGAATATTCTTTATAAAATCAGAGAAGTTAATTGCATCCTTACATGTTTCATTGAGAAATACATTGATATTGAATCTATTGTTATTTGTGGTTTGATTGATAGTTGGTTTACATGTTTCGACTAATTTATTGAGTGTTTCTGTATTTTTTTTAATAATATCGTTTATATTTGCTATATGTTGTTTGGATTGTTCCAATATAAAATTTCGTAATTCTTTATTTTCTTCATTTACATGTAATGCAGACGTTTCTTCAATATTTACTTGAAACTCTTGATTATGTAATTTACATTTTTTTTTATGAGACCATAAACTTGAATAACATGAATAGTTTTTGTTACATATTTTGCAAGTATATCCAGATAAGAAGATTTCAGACGATAATTTCTTATGTTTTTCAGTAAGGATATGCTTAGACCATAGTGATTTTCTATTACATGTATAGTGACAATCAGAACAGGCGTAATCTGCGGAAACTTTTGCACCAAAATCATCTGAAATCACGTGTTTTTTATGCTTTGCTGTCGTTAAATGACGATTCCAATCACTTATTTTACAGCATATTACATTACATTTTGCGCAACTATAATTTGGCGTAAAAAATGGAAACTTTTCATCGGACATTCTCTGAAATATCTAAAGATAAAAAGTTTCCATTTTTTACGCCAATATAAATATTATGCTAATAAAATATTTATGATACATATAGTTTTCACAGCATTATGATCTAAATTGGATTTTTATGATATTTTCTTGCCTTGCTTTTACTTTTCGGACATTCTGAAAATGTCCGAAAAATATTACAACCTATTAATAATGATTCGTCTCCCAACACTTATAAGACTTATTGATTTTCCTACTTAAAGAACTATAAATATTATTTTTCTATTATGGTGTTTTTTCCGTTCTATAATGTTCTATAATTATGTTTGCCAGTCATACTGGTTCGGGTTATTTATATAAACAATATCATATTACATAACATTGTTTTTATGTTTTAAGTGTGGTGTTTTTCTGTGTTTTTTTGTTCTAAATATATAGAACAAAAAAAACACACGATATTAATAATAATAAAAAACTATGCTAACAACATAATTAGGATCTCTATAGTTTTCACAGCATTATAGTACGAAACGTATTTTTTATGATATTTTCTTGCCATGCTTTTACTTTTCGGACATTCTGAAAATGTCCGTCATCACCATATGAGCAATTACGTTTGCGGTCGGGTTGAGAAGGGGGTGCTACACCTCTAGAACCTGACATTTGTTATATTTATAGTTCGAAAAGTAATGATTCTGAGTGTTTTTATTTTCATTTTAGTTAAACAATATAAAAAAAAGTAAATAAATTATATACTATATAACTGAAATGGGTAAATATAGTTGTGAAAGATTGATTGAACTAAACAAAAAATTGATTCCAAATAATAAAATAAACAATATTGCAATTAACATTACCGAACCAATTGATATATCAAAAATGAGCAAATTAGAATTATTGGAGAAGTGCAAAGAATTGGGTATTTCAAAGTGCAGTTCAAAAAATAAATCACAATTATTGGAACTTATTAATTATGAGATGATTAAATCGCAAGATGTCATTGTCGAAGAACCTATAATTATGTTATCAAATGAAATAATACCACAAGACAATAAATCTATTACTACAAATACATTAAATGTGATTGATCTATTTTGTGGTTGCGGTGGTATGTCAAAAGGTTTAACAGATGCAGGATTGAATGTAATTGCAGGCATAGACATTTGGGATAAAGCGGTTGAAAGTTATAATAAAAATTACGAACACAAAGCATATTGCGAAGACTTAACCAAGTTGCCACCCGAAAAGTTCAACGAATTATACAACAAAGAAAACAAAAATATTGATATTCTAGTTGGAGGACCCCCATGTCAAAGTTTTAGTATTGCTGGAAAAAGAGATAAAAATGACCCAAGAAATGCTCTGTTTATGGAATATGTAAAATATCTTGATTATTTTAAACCAAAAGCGTTTATTATGGAAAATGTAATAGGTATGTTGTCAAAAAAAACAGCAAATGGTGAAAAGGTAATTGATATCATAATGGAACAATTAAACCGAGATTATAATTGCATTATCAATAAGTTATACGCAAGTGATTTTGAAGTTCCGCAAAATAGAAGACGTACCATAATTATAGGAATTAGAAAAGATTTAAATATTTTACCAAAAGAACCCGAACCAGTAATAAAAACAACACAAGATAGAATTCCAGTTAAATCTATATTAATGCCGAGAGAAGAGGTTGATAAAAAATATTATTTAAGTGAAAAAGCATTAGCAGGAATAGCAAATAAAAAAACAGTAAATAAAGAAAAAGGTTTTGGATTTGGAGCACAAATGTTAGACTTCGATAAGCCATCATATACGATTCCTGCAAGATACTGGAAAGATGGATATGATGCGTTAGTTAAATATAACGAAACCGAAATAAGACGACTAACAATCACAGAAATGAAAAGAATACAAAGTTTCCCAGATAATTATATTATAGATGGTTCGAATAAAGATATTATAATGCAAATAGGAAATGCTGTTGCTTGTAAGTTTGCATATTATCTAGGTAAGTATATAATTAATACTCTTCGATAATTAACTCGTTCCAAAAGCACGACCCTCTAAACTGCGAATAGTTGCGAGTATTCCCATCATACATTCCACTATCAAATATGATTTTTTTATTTTTTACACATTCTATGAAATACTCAAAATTAAATGCTCTACCAAAACATATTTTTTCATATGTATTGCCTATTTTTTTACATATAAAGAACCCTTTTTTATTAAATTTATTATCAATATGTGGTTTCATTTTTTCTGATTTCCATAAAGCAATTACAATAATGTTATCATTTTGTAAGAACAATGGAAAATCAATCTTTATACTTCTATTATCATCTGAAAACGAATAATAAATAATTATATCATTGTGTTCATTTATTGTTAATATTTGTCCGTTAGAGTTGTAAATATTATATACGGGAACACATTTTCCCGACCATGAATGCCGGTTGTTCTTAGTTGGATTTGGATTTCCGAATGTCTTAATGAAATCACTTCTACTTAATTTTATTTCGTCATTCCAATTATTTAGATTGTTAATGTTATTTCTTTTATTTTTTCCCGAAAACGCATATTCACTTGCACTAAAATCTCCCAATGTGGTTTTGCTTGAAGATTTTTTCATTTCATAGCCATTTATGTCAGGTTCATTTTTCGCATTATGTTTTATACCCATTTTTGTTTCTAACCAATGACCTTCTTTTCCACAGTGGTTTATATTTTTCCCTTCTAAACATATTTCAACTCCCTTGACATTATTATTAAATAATGTTATTATTTCTTGTTTATCACTATCAATTTCACTTGTTTTTTGTAAAGGTTCGGTCATTTGTGTATAATAATATAATGCTTATTTTTATTGTATTTAATTCAATTTTATTGTATAAATACTGTTCGAACCTCAATACAAAAAATGATAAATGGTGAAAATGGCAAAAAAACACCTATAAATTGTCCTACTTAAAGAAAGTTAAATATTATTTTTCTATTATAGTTTCTCTAGCTAGAGCATGGATTACCTTAGGGTAGTATACTTGTCGGTCATTTCCTGCTAGTGTATTCCTATGAATATCTAAACATTTTTGGGAGAACTCCGAATTGCAATCTTTATAGTCTGGGTTCTCCTGTTTCCATTCTGCCAACTTTCCCATACTTCTATAGGAAACTGTTTGAATCGCTCGTTGTAACTTATCATCGTCTGGTTGTTTCGTCCATACGTTTTCATCTTTGATATACATGGTTTCTCGTTTCACATCAGTACAATGAATAGGACGATCGTATACATCCAGTTGTTTCAAATTGTCTAAAAATATCTTGGAAATACCGTTTACGAAGCCTAATTGTATATTGTTCTCCAAGTCTTCGTATGACACTTGAATATTCTTGATAAAATCAGAGAAGTTAATTGCATCTTTACATGTTTCATTGAGAAATACATTGATATTGAATCTATTATTATTTGTGGTTTGATTGATTGTTGTAGTATTATTATTTGACTTACATAAATTTGACATGAGTTCTGAATTATGATTTACTACTTTTTCGATTAGTTTCGTTTGTTCGCATATGAGATTCATTAGATCATCATTAGAATGTATAGAACATTTAGTTTCATGGTTTTTAAGATTACTTTGTGATGTATACTGTTTATTACACTTTTTACATGCAAATATCTGTTTTTTATCTGATAAATTATTTACTTGTAAGTGCTTACGTGTTGCAATATGTATATTCCACTTTGATAGCTTGTAACATGTTATATTACACTTTTCACATACAAAATGTTGGCGCTTTTTCAGGGGACAAACCATGGTTTTTCCTAAATGCTTACTTGTTGCAATATGTCTGTTCCAATCTGAAAATTTACCAGACCTAAACGGGCACGATTCGCATATAAAAATCTCGGCGTTTTTTTCGGTCTTTTCTATATTATTAAAAGTCATTCTTTACTTAGGTCCCGAAAAAAACGCCGAGCAAAATACGCAAAAACTATGCTAACAACATAATTATGATACATACGGGTTTCACAGCATTATGGTGCGAAACGTATTTTTATGATATTTTCTTGCCTTGCTTTTACTTTTCGGACATTCTGAAAATGTCCAAAAAATATTACAACCTATTAATAATGATTAGTTTCCCAAGACTTATAAGACTTATTGGTTTTCCTACTTAAAGAAAGACATCAAAACAAGATATAATATAAAATAACGAGATTTATGCTATGTATAACTATAAACGGTTTAAAGAAAAATCATAATAATTTGTATAATGCCGTCAGAAAAAGATACTATAATTGGAATTGATTTGGGAACAACTAACTCGTGTGTTGCTGTTATGCGCGATGGTCACATAGAGATTATTGCAAACGGTCAAGGAAACCGTACTACTCCTTCATGGGTTGCATTTGCGGATGGAGAACGTTTGGTAGGAGAGGCAGCGAAGAATCAGGTAACTAGTAATCTAAAAAATACGATTTTCGACGTTAAGCGTTTGATCGGACGTAAATACGATGATCCAGATGTTCAGAAGGAGTTATCGAATTTGTCATATCAGGTGGTTCGCGGTAAGAACAACTCACCAGAGATTGTAATAGATGGTCTGAATTATACCCCAGAACAAATAAGTGCCTTAATCTTGACAACGATGAAAGAAACAGCCGAAGCATTTCTAGGATACAAGGTAACCCGTGCAGTGGTTACGGTGCCAGCATATTTCAACGACGCGCAACGTCAATCGACGAAAGATGCCGGTGTTATCGCAGGATTGAAAATCGAACGTATTATCAATGAACCGACTGCAGCTGCCTTGGCATATGGTCTAGATATTAAAACGTCTGGAGAAAAGAACGTCTTGATATTTGATTGTGGAGGAGGAACGCACGATGTTAGTTTGTTGCAGATTGATGAAGGTGTATTTGAGGTTAAAGCGACTGCAGGAGACACTCATCTAGGAGGAGAGGATATAGATATTATGATTGTAGACTATTTAGCGACGGAGTTTAAGAAGAAACATAAACGTGACATTACAAATCCGAAGGCGATTCGTAGATTGAGAACTGCGGCAGAACGTGCTAAGCGAACATTGAGTACAGCAAATACGGCAACAATTGAGATTGATTCAATTATGGACTCAATTGATTTTAACATTGTCCTTTCTCGGGCTAAATTAGACGATATTTGCGCGGGGTTTTATAAAAAGGCAATGGAACCAGTAATTCGCGTTTTAGCCGACGCTAAGGTAAGCAAGGCTGACATACACGAAATTGTTCTAGTAGGTGGAACCACTCGCATTCCGAAATTACAAGAAGAACTAAGTAAGTTTTTCAATGGTAAGGAATTATGTCGTTCGGTCAATCCAGATGAATGTGTTGCGTATGGTGCAGCGGTCCAAGGAGATGCATTATGCGGAGGGACAACCAAACAAACACAACAAATATTATTATTGGATGTTAGTCCATTGAGTTTAGGTATTGAAACGGCTGGAAATGTCATGACAGTTTTGATAAAACGTAATACTACAATCCCTTGTAAGAAGGAGCAGGTATTCTCAACTTATATTGACAATCAACCAGGAGCAAATATTTGTGTAT